TCAAACATTGTTTTATCCTTTCCACCGCTTATATATCACTTATATCTATTTTTCCACTCATCAGTTCCGGCAACAGTGCGTCCCGAAGTTCCGCTAAATATCTGTTTTCTTCAAGATTTAGATAATATATGTGTTGTTTCCACGTGTTAAATATCATCATAAGAATACTTGATATATTTTCTTTGCTGTTGTTTGAAAATGTTATTTCATTTTTATTTTTGGTTGTTTTGAAATAATCATTTTTTACAATCTTTTCACCGCATATTTTTTCTGTCAATTTTGAGAAATCATTATTTGTACCGTTGTCCTGCTTGAACAGTTCAATGTCAAATCCTAAAGACTTGGCGATTGTTTCGTTTATTGTTAGTTTACAAGTATTTTTTTCAGTTATAATTCTGTTAATATCCGCAACTATTTCGTTGTACGGTCTATGTGCATTTTCTATATTCTCAAACTCTATGTATCGGCTTGGCACCAATACATAATTATTGTTTTTTATTTCTTCAATGCTTACTGCCTTGCAGTAACCCGCTATATTTCCGTACTGTTCAATTTGTATTAATACATCTTGTATCTGACTTTCGGATATAATCTTGACCTCTTTTGCGTATGTCCTGTTAGTGTGACTTTTGCCGCCAAACTGTCCGTTTTGCATTCGTTGTTCCGTTTCATACCTCTGTCGCAGGTCAATCATTTCTATCGTTGAATGTTTTTTATTTTTGTTAAATGTTATAATACACGTTGGTATTGACGTAACTTCAAACATTTTATCAGGACATACAATTATACTTTCTATGAAATTCATTTCAACTAAATACTGTCTTATTTGCTTTTCCTTTTGGTTGTCTGTACTTAAAACACCATTCGGCAATATAAAACTTGCTTTGCCCGTAATCTCATCTAACGCAGTCAATACAAACGCATAATTCGCATTACTTTCCGGCGGTACTTCGCACTGTGAAAATCTATTCTGTAATTGTGCAAATACAGGTTGTTCCCATTTCATATTGTACGGCGGATTCGATATACAACAATCAGCTTTAAATTCGCTCTTAGTTATCTCTTTAACAGTTGCAAATCTATCACCCTTTTGCGTCCTGTATGTTTTGAAATTTTCATCTGACAATACATCACAATGAATAACTTCGGCGTCAATATTTCTAATTGCCAAATTAAACAACAAAAACGGAATAACACGATTGTCATATTCTTTGCATATGAATTTTAAATCGTTATTTTCGTTCCATTTTTGGATTGTCAATGCTCCGCTACCCGCACACAAATCCAAACAAATCTTTTCATTTTCGGTTTTTGATAACTCTGCAACCGCTACCGCAAGGCTTTTCGGTGTGTAGTCCTGCATTTTTTCTTTGCGGTCGGCAAAATAATATTGAAATATCATTTGCATATAATCTATTGTTAAATCAGGACATATTAAAATCCAATCTTCACATAGCTTTCGACAATTTTCGGCATTTAACAATGTTGATTTTAATTCATCAACAACATCTTCAATTTTTTCTATGCTGAAAACGTTCTTGAATTTTTCAACTAATTGCAATAGCTCCATAATTATGTCCCTTTCTTTATCCAAAAATAAAAACAGACTGCATATGATTAACACATACAATCTGTTTAATCTAATATCTCCTCTCCCACCAATCACACGAGATATTCACCCATCATCTCACGACGATACACTACCTTTTTTACGAAAATAACGAGCGGTAAGATATAGAACACAAAATATTGCACTGTATATATGTTTTGCATTATTTTTTGTTTGCTCATTCTTTTCGCATTATAAATTGTATCACACTTTTTTCGGCAAATTCGGCATTTTTAAAAATTTATTATGTTTTCTTCGTGGATAACTCTCATCGTAATGCCCTATCTTAAATGCAATCCACTGCCATGACGGCATTACGGTGCCGTCTATGTACCTGTATCGGAATATGCGGCGTGTTTCACTGTCTAATATACCGGCAACAAACAATTCAATTTTATTTTTCTGCCGCTCCAAGCGTTGACGTAATACAATATCAAATATATGCGTTGGCTCAACACCCGACACAGAAATACAGTGTTTGACGTACGGAAATTCGCTGTCAGAGCCTGTGACAGTACCGTGTACTGTATTACTGTTTATTCTGTCATTTACCTCGTTTAATTCCGCTACAATACTGCGATACTGTTTTAGCTCTTCCTTTGTCAAATTAATTCCCCCCTGTCTAAATATTCAATACGTCCGTCTGAATAAAATACCATTTTACAATCATTGCGGATTGTATCTTTAATTGTTTTTATTCTGCCGTTCATCATATCCATTAATACAAATTTTGCAGTTTGTCCGATGTCCGCCATACGTTTTTTACGCCAACCGAATTGCATATATAACGGATATAGCGCCACAGGAAGTATCGTCTGCATTTTGTATATAATCATCTTCATACCATCTTCGTCAACGGTATCTGTTTTCAAGGTCAACGGTTTAAAATCTGCCATTAATGACTGATAATCAAAATCACATTCAGACTTAATTTCATCAGTAAGTTGTATTACTGTTCGTGTTTCGTTGCCGATGTGTTGTAAATAATTATGCGCATATGTTATGTACCGCACCAATCGTTTTTGATTCCAACCGTATTTTGTATGTAAATACCACACAACAAACACAACAGAATTAACAATCGCCTCTTTGGTTGCCTCAACTTCGACAACTTTATAGGCTTGTAGTGCCTTTTTAGTATTAAATTTCTTGACACCATGCTTTTCAGCTACTTTTTTGAAATTTTCAACCAATGCTGATTCTTCCTTGCATCGTTCTACCTGTTTCAATCTCTGCCGCATTTTCTTGCGTTTCTTCGCTATTTTATCTTTTACGCTCTACTCAACCTTTCTTATCTGGTACATATTCCGGACACTTTTCAATTCTATACGAATCATACGTCTTGCGGTGCACCTTTTCAGCGGTCCAGCCCTCAACAGGCTGAAAGCAACTGCTCCACGAACACTCGCCGCAAGCTTTCTGGCACGTCCAACATAATTGTTCTTTAGTCATTTTGCATCTCGTCTAATCTCTGAACATACTCGGTAAAATACCATAGCAGTTCATCTTCAAAGACTTTGATAGCTTCTTCGGCTTTTTCTTTGGTGGCGAAATATATTGTATTAGGTAATCGCATAATATAATAATACTCTGCGTACATTTCTTCAGAACTATAACTATATATAATAAACCACTTCTTTTTACTTTCATTGTTCCAATCTTCTACTGAAATAGGTTTGTCGTTCAACGCCTGCCATTGTCTTAGCTGACGGAGCAATCTGTCTGCACGAGCATTGTTCTCGGCAATCACCTTATCACTGTAATAATTGCCTACATCATAACAATCTCGGTCTAATCGGCTGTCATATTTCATAGTAGTTATCTCATCATCTACATCAACAAGATAATATGTTTCTCCAGTTCCAAGACTTTCATATCCTGTTTTAGGTTTATCCTCAACCAATCCCAATATTTTAGCCTGTTCTTCTGATATTTCAGCTTTTATGTTCTTCCCGTTTGCACTTATAGTTACTTGCATTGTTATTCCTCCGTTTGTTTTTCTTGAAATTCCTTTAATCTTTCTTCTAAATATTCAATCTCATCTTTCCAATGCTCAATTAGCATATCTTCGATTTGTTGCTTTGCGTCCTCTATGCTGTCAGCCCACAATAGGTCATCGTCTACACTTAATTCTTCTGATATATAATAAAATACTTTATCATCCATTTCATCTTGAACAAAACTCGCAATTACCTCATCATCATCTTCATAAAATGGGCTAAAACGAAGTTCGTGCCATTCTTCTCCAAATTCATTCTTTTTTGACTTCCATTCTTTCATTTATTATTCCTCCGTATAATCCTAACCTCATTTCCTATCTTAATTTGTTCGTAAAAGTCTATCATACCTATGTTTCCGGCTAAATCCAATGCTCCGAGCGCTTTTGCATACCAAAACTCCGCCACCTCACTGTTTATTGCCATTTTTATATTGTGCTTTGCATTTTCTATATAATTATAAAACTCGTTTTTTAATTCTTCTTGTTTTCTTTTCTTAAACCTCTTTATCAAATTCATTGTTATTCCTCACTTTTTTATCACAAAATCACTTCTTTGCTATCTTCCCATATCTCTGCCTTTTCAGCCACTAACGGAGCAAGTCCCGCGTCAGTTGACACCGTATATTCACCATACCCTTGTTCCATTAATTCTTTGAATTTTTTATAAAAATCTGCGACTGTCATTTTCTTATTCCTCCAACAATTCGGGATTATCATTCATATCGTGTATATTGCCTATAACACTGGCTGATTTCCCGTCACCGCACCAGTATAATAAATCTTCTCGTAGCATCAATAACGGCTCATGTTGCCACTCTATGACAAAACCGCAGTCATTACACGCACGTTGTCTGTCGTATGTATTTCTGTATTTAACTATTCCTAAACACGCTTTCTCCGTTGTGAAATGTGGTTCATATTGGAATATACTTCCCTCAAAGACTCGGTTTCCTTTTTTGTCGGTAACTCCTGTAAATTGTCCTACTGTTTCAGGTATAACCCTATGTGCCCAGTCAACATCATTTGATGAATTATCAATTATATACACTACTTCATCTTTGACATCATCAGCTTTTTGCTGAAATATACCGCCCGTTGTACCGCCTCAATTTCACACGGTTTTGCTCTAAACTTCATTCTTGTTCCTCCAATTCAATCACCTTAAATATTTCACTTTGCTGTTTAGCACCGTCATTTTTATCAATAATACCCTGTTTTATTGCAGTATATAAATCAGCTAATCGTGCTATGATGAAACATTCCCCGCAATTAAATTCACCACTGTTATACATATCGTCATAGCATTTTGCAAACTTTTCGCCATCGGTTACACATATATCCGACAATTCGTTTGCCTTAGCTTTCAGCTTATTTCTTGTAGCTTTATCAATCATCATTCAGCACTTCCTCAATGAACTTTTTAAATCCGTCAAATTCAGACGGTCTAAGGACTGTAACTGCACCGCCGGAAGTTAATATTTTATCTAAATGACTGCGTTGCAACGGTGCCAACTTACCGTGTTCAGCTTTAATTTCAACACCGACAAATCTACCATTCGCACATACAAGCAAATCGGGAACGCCCGCTCTTGTACCTCCGCAACCATAATATTTAACCACATAACAGCCTTTACTTCTAAGCCATTGCTTAACTCGGTTTTCAAAATTCTTTTCCTCTGCCATCAGCCAAATTCCTTTCTGAATAATTCGTCTGTATAATCTTTTCGCATTAACAGACACTCATATATCTTTTCTTCCACGCTCTTATGGCACATCATTATGTGATAATAGCATTGTTTTTCTTGACCGATACGGCATATCCTTGCCTTTGATTGCTCGAACAGTTCCGAACGTTCCGGCAGAGAAAAATATATAATTCTGTTCGCCTTTTGCAAATTTAATCCCATAGCTCCGGCTTGATATTGTATCAATGTAACTGAATTATCGTTATTTTCGTATGCTTTTAAGTCCTTGATCTGTCCGTTTACTATGCTTATCGGTCTATCAAACAGCACTTTTCTTAATGCTTCAAGTTCGGTATTGAAATTGTAGAATATAATAACCCTGTCAGATGTAGAATTAACTAAATCAATTAATCGCGATATTTTGTCTTTGCTATATGCACTACATAACATTCTTGCATACAGTCTTTTTGACAATGTACTGTCACCTGTCAGTTCCTTATCGTCTATCTTGATTATCCTGTCTTTCATAAATTTTTTATAGTCTGATGAAACGGTTGAATATTCCTTGATAAACGTCTTTTCCGGTAACTTAATAACTTCTTCCGCCTTAGCGAATACCGCACCGTATTCCTTTAGTTTTGCCTTTAATTCGCTTACATTCTTGTATCCTGTAACTACTCTGAACATTGGACCGCCGTAACTTCGTAATTCCGTTTTTATGTATCGGTTATAATATGCTGTTTTTGTAATCTTCCAACCTAACAATCGTAACTGCGAATACAGGAACTCATACTTGCCGTCTGTCGGTGTACCGGATAACAATATTGTGTGTGACGGTTTCAACGATAATATGAACTTCGCACGTTTTGCAGTTTCATTTTTTATCATTGAACTTTCATCTAACATCATAGTGAAATCCTTTAGTTTCCTTAGTTCTTCACGTCTGTAAGCCAATTCATAATTTATGATACCGATACATTTATATATCGGATACGTTATAAACGTCTGCATATCCTTTTTGTTCGTCAAATCAAACACTGCATAATCCGTATAATGCTCTTTAAAATGCTCACACCAGTCTTTGATTTTAGACTTCTGACAAACGACTATATTTACACGTTTGCCGTATAATCGTAATCGTTCACTGCCTATAAACGTCTTACCTAATCCCATATCATAGTAAAATGCCGAATTATCTTTATCACTCGTCAATGCAAGTGCTTTTTCTTGATAATCAAATAATTTCATTGCTTAACTCCTTATATATGCCCTACCGCCCTAATTTTTAAAATTTAATGTAGGACACTTTTTAAACCGCATTATTACGTTATTTTCACGTTATCGCCCTACCGCCCTACACGTTTTTTGCATTTTTTTATTTTTTTGAAAATATATTAATTATAAATAATTCAGAAAAATATTCTCTAATATATACATATTGTTTTCTGTCGGTTTTGTCGGGCAGTTAGGGCAGTTATATTAAATATTAAACGGCAAATCTTCATCTTCAACATCTTCTTCTACAAAATCACCGTCATCTTCATACAGACAAATACAACGTATTCTTGTACCGTTTATCTGCACTTTAACGGCAAGATTACGACCGTCTGTTTTAGCAAGTTTGCCGTTTCGTGCCATCCATGAAAGTGTTGACTGTGGATTGAAATTGCCGCCTTGCAACATAGCATTAAATCTGTTTCGTAAAATATATATGTATCCGTCTTTAATAATTCCCCAACACTCATTGCCGTTTGATGTGAAATTATCGTGATTTGAAATGATTTCTTCACGCAGGTAATCATATGCACGTCTATTAACGTTCAACATATCCTTTGTTTGTAGATACGGTTTAATATCATCTATACTGATTCGTACACCGTCATTAAATATCCAACGTTCAGACAGCTCATCAGCCGTTAATAATGCCGCCGCTGACGCAATTTGTTTGTCCGTTGCCTCTGTGTTATCTTCCAACAGTTTAATGTATTTTTCGTGCAATGCTCGTGCC